GTAAATTCGTATCCGAATATTGCCGCATGATAATGGGGTCGCCCTAGGCTCGATTCTAATTGTGGTTTTCCCCTATCTTTTTCTAACGCGCCGTACTCGCCGCAGTGGTAAAACCTTATTTTTTTTGGCGAGACATATTTTCTCAGCTTTTTCATGAAAAGCTGGAAGTCTCTTTTTATTAGTGTTCCTCCTGGTGAGAGGTTTTTGTCGTTATAGGTTAATGTTATCATGCAGTTCTCCGAGTGCATTTGTGCCTCGTGCATGATCCTGACCGACCATTGTCTGGAATAATCTAGTCTACAACCGATACATCGGCCGCATTTTATCCAGACTGATTTTGTAGCGTCACCAGTCGGTGACTTGTGGAATATTAATTGACCCCCGCCTACGGCTTGTTTAGCCTTAATTGGGTGGTAACAAGTTATATTCTGTATCCGCCACGCATTATCCGGCCCTGGGCCAGATTCTTTTTATGTGTACGGGATGCTGTTCTAGTGAACAGTCTTTTTGATTTCCTTTTAGAAATCTTTCGTCGAAATGCCATGATATTCTCCGTTGGTTAAACTTAGTTTACCCTTTTTGAGTGACTGTGTCACTCAGTACATATAGATCCAGTGATTCTATGTACTTTTACCCCCCATACCCCCCTATTTTTTATTATTATTTTTTTCCTGTTTATTGTGTTTTTTACAGGGGGGTTTAGTAGCGATTTTATATTATTTAAGTGGTATACCACTTGCTTCGGCTTGCTGGTCCTGTCCAGCATTGCCTCAATCGTCCCCGCTTTTCGCCGTTCCTGACGGCTCAGTAGTCGCTTCGCTCTTTTTTTCATCCCCTTCGGGGATTTGGTCTTCGACCTTTTCTGCAGGTATTGGGTCTTGCTGAAGTTTATTCGCTAGTCCTAGTTCCTGCATTTCTTTTAAGTTATTTTTATCTTGTACAAAGTCCAAGAATTTAGCGGGGTCGTTTTCGAACTTCGTTCTTATTGATGATGGTAGTTCTTCGAACATCCTTCTCCCTCTCGCTACTGTTTCTAGCGCTGTCTGAAAGTCATCGCTTGTTGCGTATCCGTAGGATCCTTGATGTTTATTTACGTGATCTATCGTCCCCGTTTTTTGATATTTCGCCATTATATTATTAATGTCGCATTCTCGAGTGAATGATTGTTTTGTTAGTGATACGCCTAGATCGCCTATGTCTCCTAGGCGTTCTTTAGGGCCGTATGCGGCCCTTATTACGAATGGGTTTTTCTTTTTAGCCATTATTTTTTCCATGAGGGGTTATCACCCCTTATTACTATGGGTTTATTGCTCTTAGCAGAGCTTTTTGTTCCGACTACGCCGGATCTTTCCATTTCCATTTTATCTAATAGATTTCTAATGAATTTTTCGGTTCCCTCACCGACATAATCCATTAATTGTTCTAGTCTTGTACCCATTCCTGTTGCGCCACCTATGGCGCCTTTTTTTGCATTGTTTAAATCCGTTAACGAATTTATATTTTTGATTTCTGCATTTAGCCTTGCTGTCGCTATTGCTGTTGATGCGAAATCTGGTGTTGAGGGCATAGCCCCCCCCAGATGCTTTAGCCCCGGGGCCCCCTGTTCCCGACAGAATCGGGTTCAGCCCCGCTCTTCGAAGATCTATTACTTCGAGTTGATGGGCTGTTTCTGCCATGCGTTGCTGCATGTTCATTGATTTACTGGCCGATTTTCTCCCGAAAGCGCCTGATATAGCTGATCCCAATACTGCTGCACCTACCTCGCCTGCCATCAGAAGTGATCTATCATGCCCGGCACGCCGTATAACGGCATCGGGCGTGCACACCTTAGACTGAAATATACGTCTAGAATGAAGTGTGGCTCTGATGGTACCGCTATAATGCGGTCTATAGGTGGTGTGTCCTCTATGAATAGATCGTTGAGTACGGGCAATGTGAGAAAGTTTTGTGATAGATGCCAAGCATCAAGTGTTACTGGATCATTAGATCTCAGTTTTCCACAAATTTGCCCGGGTCGGTATCGGTATTCACCGTACCTTTCTTGAAATCCCCAAGTGGCTTCGTCCGCTACCAGGTCTCCCGACCCTTGTGCGAATATTTCCTTATTTTTTACGGCTTGCTCGCCGATATGTGATAATGCAGGCCAGTAGTAGTCGAACCTTGTTAGTCGACTCCACATTCTGTTAAGGCCTTGCTGATATGTTAAGTCTGCCCTTACGGATATGAATCCTATAATAGTGCAGTGTTCTGTGAATGATTTAGTAAATCCATGATTGTTAAATTGTCCAACGCCTACCCCGGCTAAATTGCCTTGAGGTGTATCGGCTGTCTGGACGTCTGTTGCTGTAAAGCCCGTTTGGGCTATTGGTGTTATATTTATTGGTGTTGATCCACCGCCTAGATATTCTGGACGTGTGGCTCTCAGGTCAGGTGATGTGACTCCGAAATGTGCCTTTGTGATCTCAATTAGGCGGGTTCCGCCACGAGCATCACGTTCTAGCAGTCGCTGGACTTGAAATGATTGTCGGAGTTCATTAATTGTTGCTGATGTTGCTGCGGATAAGTCCGCTTCGAAACTTGCGACGTTTAATAATACGTCGGCGTTTCCGCCTGGTGTCCAGGTTACTGTTCCGGCTGTGTTTGTTAGATCGTCGTTGCTTGTCGTGTCCGAAAAGTCTTGTCCTCCTACTGTTCTTACTATCGGAGCTGCGGTCCCTAATGGTAATAAGACCGGATCTCCTTTTTGTGGAAATGGCAGGCTCGCTGTAAAATAGTCGTGCCTTTTTCCACGTCTTGTTAGTTTATATGTTGATTCTGTATCTGGGCCATCTCCTGTTTCGAATGGCAGGGAATCCTGTAAATTCTGGTCCCTGTACCATTCGTTATATATTAATGTTGTGGCCCTTAATGGTAGTGCTGATATTGTTAATCCCGGTATTAGAGTGGGTACTCCTAGATAGTCGTATATTGTTTCATTTAACCAGCCGCCGGCTGGTGATACTATTTGCGGGATTGTAAAGTCTGTTGAATCCGATGGATTTGTTTGTTCTCCCATGAATTTAGCCCAGTTGTCCCATATTAACCTGTTGGGTACTGCGAAGAACTGGGTTTCTATTATCATATTATCCATTGTCGGAAATATTGGTGTTGCTAATCTTGCCAGAGCCATTGTATTTAGCGTGAATGTATCTCCCGGCAATGCCTCATCGCAGAAGAATGGGATTAAGAATCCCGCGTCAAATGTACATTTGTACGGACTTGATCGATCGAATGACGATCTTGGTATTTCTGCTTTAGGTACTTCGCTAAATTGATGTTGGGAGACTGATCTTCTTGATGTTGGTTTATGGTATGCCATTTATTTTCTCGGTATTATATTATGATACTTTCATGCGTCCAGGATCTATACTAAAGTTTAGTATATTGCTACTTTACCTCTTTTAGATCGCCTATCGGCGGATCGGTGAATAATTGCTTTTGATCTTCTGATTTATCTTGGTCTACTAATTCTATACCAGTTGCTATTGCAATGGGATTATTTATTAAGAATTTTGCTTTATCATCGGACCATGATCCGATGTTGAATAGTGTATAGTCTTCGGGATGTTTTCCGAATTGATGTTCTTTATCGTTTACGCAATCTGTGAATACTCTCAATGCCATACCGTCCTCGTGCAGGAAGAATGGCGTTAAATATGCTTTCGCTTTTGAGTCGTATATTGTGAAGATTTTATGGTTCATTGTATACCTCTGTGTTGGTTTTTGGTTTGTTCTGTTTTACATACTTCCCGGACTTTAAGCCGTTTCAGTGTGTTATTTTTTATATGGAGCTGGGCGAATTCTTGCCGTTCACTTTTAATCCGTTCGTATAACGTAGGGTCTTCTTTTTCGAGCTGAGTATCGTAGTATTTTGGGGTGGGTACATGATGGTAGCTATTGCTTGAAAGTACAATGACGTCATCTGATGGAAAGACGTCCCCCTTATAAATGTCCCACCACGCTTTCGCGATACCAGGTTGATTGGACATCGTTGAGTACTCTTGTTGAACTGGGTAAATTTCGCCGGTAATCTCGCATACTTTTTGGTAATGCTCATCTTTTTTATCTCCGTTAATTTTCTTTATTATGTATCGAGCTATATAGCTCGCCGATTGGAGTTCCAGATCGTTTGTTGTTACGAATCCTTTGCCCCATATTTCTGCTAATTTTTCCGAGGTATATATTCTATTACCTTCTTTTTCCTTGAATAACTCAAGGTCTGTAAATTCGTATCCGAATATTGCCGCATGATAATGGGGTCGCCCTAGGCTCGATTCTAATTGTGGTTTTCCCCTATCTTTTTCTAACGCGCCGTACTCGCCGCAGTGGTAAAACCTTATTTTTTTTGGCGAGACATATTTTCTC